AAAACTGTTCTGTGTATTTGTCGAGAAGTCTCTTAACAAATAAAGCATCTAAACATTTTACTTCTGCATTCTCCATTGCTGCAGATGCAGTTGTATTATTAGAAAATACTGCGTTTCCACTTTCAGTATATCTTACAATACCACTAGACGCTCTAGCACACCCTTCAAATTTGGCCTTAGTAAATCCACTTCCTTTTTTAGAAACAGAAAATCCTGTAATTTCATTTAAACCAATTTCAACAGATGCTCTGGCTTCTGGAGGATTTTGAATAATGATTGATGGTGGATTAGCTGAAGAATATCCACTACCAAAATTAGTGATGTTAATATCAGTAATTCTTCCATTAAAGACTGAAGCAGTTGCTGTAGCTCCAGTGCCACCGTCTTCTCTATTATCAACAATATAGACAGATGGGACATCATCATATCCAGAACCACCATTAAGTAATTCAACAGATACAATTCTACCATCACCATCTACAAGAGTTTCTAATACCTGAGCACCTACGGGATCAACAACAGCAATTCTAGGTACACTAGTATATCCCTGACCAGCATTAATAATATTGATAGAAGTAACTTTACCATCAGTAAGAACTGCTTGCAAAACTGCTTTTACAGGATTATTTCCAGTTGGTTCGTCAATATAAATGCTTGGAACCGTTGTATATCCAGATCCACCATCTGTTACAGGAATAGTTCCACTAACACTACCATTAGAAAGTGTCACACTTCCTAATTTTGCACCACCTGGTTGTTTAAACGAAACCCTAGGAGTAAAAGTATATCCGCTGCCCGAATTTTCAATTTCAATACTAGAAACTGAACCATTTGTAACAATTGCCTTTAATTTGGCATTTTTAGAATCAGACGTTGTAGAAGACTGAACAACTACCTCTGGGGGGTTGGTATCACTATACCCCCTTCCGCCGTCAAGTAAAACAGAATTTTTAACACCATTTACAAGTGCTGTGGCTGCTGCACCAGATCCTGTATCAACACCTGTAATAGTAACTTTAGGAGGATATTTGTACTCATACCCAGAACCTGTAGAATTGATACTAATAGAATCTAATTCACCAGAATTACTAATACGAGCATAACCAACAGCACCAGAACCAAAATCTGGAATGGGTGCTTCAATAGAATACAGAGATAAAATTCTACCATTTAATGGTGCTTCATTAAAGATGAATAGATTTTTATCGATAAAATAATCTTGCTTAGGTACTAAAAGATTATTATCGTAAACTGCTAAAATATATTCATCTGCAATTGGTTCATAATCTACACCATTTCTACGAATCTTAAAAATTGTTTCTCCATCGCCAAAATCTGCAGAAATGCTATCAATAGGAACAATTGTATTTTCAATAAATCCACTAAGAAAATTGATATAAGTATCAACATTATCATCACCAGCAACTCTTGCTCTAGGTGCTGTGGTGAAAACAATATTGTCATCATCAACAGTATAGTCTACACCAGGAATTAAGATTTCTCCATAGAGACTAACAATTAAATGTTGTGCTGTTGGAGGACTAACTGGCGACGATTGAGATGTAAGGGGGAATGATCTAGTTGTTCCGTTGTATGAATCGATTAATTGAGCTAGACCAGTCCACTTAAGTTTTACCTGATCGTAAGATATACCAGGACTTAATGCAATGTTAGGAGCAGACGTAGTTTTCTCATAGTAAATTACTTCGTCACCAATTAAAATAGATCCATTAGTATCAAGAAAACTATCTACACTTTCAACAACAATAGTATTACTTTCGCTTGTGATTGGTTCTACAATCTTAGTTGCACCGTCTAAAATATCTACATCAAGTTTATCAATATCAAGATATTGTAAGAAATTATTAATAATGTTCTGACCAAGACCAGTTTTTTCTTGAGATCTATAGTAATACTCAAGAAACTTATTAAACAGTGGATATTCTGTCTTTAAAAACTCAGGAGACTGAGAACTAATAGACTGGGAGACCTTATTAATATTCATCTAACTTTAGAAGCAACTAGAATCGTTGAGTGAACCAGCATTTGAAATCGGTGGGATCTCAATTGTCGCAGGAGTAACGGCGTAATCCGTTGGCGTCAAACTATTTAGAGGGATTGTTGGAGGTGGTGTTGTGCCAATTGGGGCAACTGTAATCGATGGAACAGCAATATTAATAACTGTACCAGGAGTAGTTGCTGGAATAGTAGAATTGTTAGCAGGAATAAACATTACTGGGATTTGAATACCCGTAGAAAGCAATGTTGGTTCTAAGACATCACCAATTCCTGTACCAGTGTCGGTAATAGTAACAGAACCTGAAGGGAGAGGACCTCCTGCACCGATAACATTAACAGGACCAAAACAGACTTGACCATTGCTATAATTTACTGTACCTGCTTGATCATTGGTGTAAATTTTACGAATACCAGTATTGTAATAGGTTCTAAGATTTCCATATCCATCATCTTCAAATTGCTGATCAACACCAGGTCTATCAGCAGTTCTAAAGGTTCCAGAAGAAACTACTGGTTCTTTCTTACAAGTGCCATCACCATCATCTTGACTAGGACCACTGTTGTATAACTCAGATCCTGTTGCAATACAATAAGTATTAGTTTGATTTGTATCTGGTTCAATATACTTCAAAAGACTTATTTGAAGCGACGTATCTGTAACAGACTTGTTTGACAATCCAATTGCCTTCTCTAACTGAGATGCTCGGAATGTAGAGTTGAAATTATTAATTTGTGTTTGAATTGCCCAATCATTTACAGCATTGTCAATATCCGATTTAATCTCAGATGCATTAGATCCCGCTCCAGTATCATAAAGAGCAAAAATCTTAACATTGATATAGATGTTATCAGGATCTACAATAACTGGATCAATTGATGCCATGGCATAGGGTCTCAAATCAGCAGCAATTTGCTTTTTGGTAGCATCATTTAGATTTGATCCAGTCCTTGTTTTGATAACAATAAAAACTTTTCCATAGACAGGTGGATTTAATGCATCTCCACCATACGCAACTACTGATTGTGCATTGGGATAAATTTTTCTTGTAATAATTGCATAATCTTGAGAAGTTACTGCTCTATATTGTGCTGAATAATATCTTGGAGCATTATACTTGATAGATTCTACACTCTCTGCAGCAATACCCTGTTGAGATTTTTGTTTTACAGTTAATTTAACAGTTGACGATGAATAAGCTCTATCATTATTATCCGTAATCTTACCAATAAAACTAAACTTACTTACCTGATTACCATCTGTTCCAGATGTAACCAAATATTCAAGATCAATAACCTCCCCATCTTTTACTGCTCGCCCAACGCTATCGTCACCAAATCGAATCTCATACCTCATATCTTCCGTCTCAGACAAGAAATATGAACGAGTTGTAGGTGTTACTGTAGCAACTGTTTCTGCACGACTATAGAGGTCAAATTGAGTAGAAGACTCATTAGGTCTTACTTTTACAACCAATGTCGAAATGTCAGCATCTTCAGAAGGAATTTTGTAAGTTTGCTTTGCAAACGTATTAACAACATACGAAAATGTAACTAAAGCTCCTTCACGAATAGTTACATTATTAAATTCTCCAATACCAGTGGTTTGATCTACACTAACGGTAATATCATCCAATATATTCCAAATATAAGCGCCACCAGATGCTACAGATCCCTTCTTTAAGGTTAAAGAAGAGGGGTAAAATCCATCTACCTGCTCAGTAGTTACGGTAAGATTTACACAACCCTTAGATGCTGTAATGGATCTAGGGGTATAATTCAATAATTTAGCAATATTGACTACATTATCTCTTACTGTTGCCGAAGGCAAAAATGCCTCATTCATTGCCATGTTTGCATTGAATGAGGTGTAGTAACTATTGTACGCCAATAAGTCAATCAAGTATGACAGGGAAGACCCATCAAAATCATAATCACTAAACTCCGAACGAGTCCTTAGATATGACTTAATAGAAGATTTAATATCCTCAAAATCTAATGCTGTTAAGTTATTTGGTTGCATTACTCGGGTCTCTGTAAAACAAATTCTATTGTTTCAACAATGGGTAAACCAACTACTTGATATTCAATGGATACATTTAACTTATTACTTTCTTCAATTGGAGTAACTTCTACATTTGTAAGACTTACTCTCGGTTCATATTGATTGATAGTTTGTTTAATTTCATCAGTAAGTGTATCTACAGTAAAAGCATCTAATGGTTCAAACAAAAGATCTGTTACTGATGATCCAACTAAAGGTTGAAACGGTTTTTCTCCAGGTGCAGTCAAAATTAAATTTTTTACTGCTTGCTTTATGGAGTTTTCATTACTTACGACAGAGAGATCGTCCGTAAATGGATTTTTAGCAAAATTAATCGCAAAGTCCTTAAAACTTTTCGATTTTTTAAAATTGTTACCTCCAATCGGTTTTAAAGACATCTCCCTGACATTACTTCACACAAATATATTTATCGCCCTTGTCCACGATAACGCTTTTTAGCATTATTTCGACTAGTTGATGAATATTTTGTGTGTTGTCCAGACCCCTGACGAGTTTTCTTGGGAGTCGATTCAATCATATTGCCGCCAGTAAGCGACTTTTTCATTTTTGCCATAATTAACCTTTGATAGTTCCGATAAAAACGTCTTTACTAGATCCTGCCACTGTAGAAGTGCATGGGAATTCTAAACTCAAATCTCCAAAAGGATCTCCAAATCGACCAGCACGCTTCCCTAAAATAAAGACTGTCTTACATGTAGCAAACAGTTTACGAGGATGTCCTGTAGGCGCTTCACGCCCTGCTACAGCACCCTTGGTCAACCACCAAGCATTGTTGGGTATTGAACCTGGGGGACACCCTTTGGGGATACCAGTATAATTTACTGCGTGCATGGTCAGAGTGGGATGTGGAATTAATAGATCTTGATCCAAAATAGGAGACAATTGATTAATTCTAACAGTCCGCACAGTTTCCACCGTTGGTGTTTGGGGTGTTGGTAACCAAGATGTGGTTCCATTCATTAAGGTAACAGTTTTGGGTTTAGTCTTAACATCTGTATTTGCTGGGATTGTGCATTTCGGCATAATCGAACCACCCAATCCTGGATGGTGTGTTGAACCAGATCCAGTTCCATGCCCACTACAGGAACCCATGAATAATGCTGCTGCGAATGACATAAGTTTAATCTGCGAAAGGATTTCCGAATGCCTGTGCTGCTAAACCAACGGTTCTGGCACTTTTACTAAAATCGTGCCAGATAGTAATTATACCACTTGCTTCCCATGGTTGGCAACCAGGACCTTGTATTACTTGTCCCATTGTATACACATTTGTTGTTCGGGTGGTATTTCCATCATCACCTGTAACCTCACCAGTATCAGTGTCTTGTGTGACTGTTGGTTGATTACAAACAAAATGTGATGTACCAATATCAACAGGTGTACAACTTAATGTAACTGAAATAGTCTCCTTTTGTTTAGAATCGGGACGATATTGGCGCATAACGTATTTAGTGAATTCTGTCGCCTCTGGTAAATTACTAAAACTACCAATATTGGTTTCTACTTTTGTTGCGGGGAAAGTAGTTGTTTCAGGATACTCTTCTTGAGTAATGGCATCAATATGATCCAAAACAGTATTTTGTGCCCTTTCTTTATCATCTATGATTACCTGTTTGAAATCTGCAGGGAGGTCAGATCTCTCTAAGTAAGTCACATCATATTCTGGAACCATAGTCTCTTTCAGTGGATCTGTTTGATCTTTAGTATAAACGCGCTGACTACGTGTATAAATCACATCTTCTTCGGGATCCGTCTTAATATCCATAGGCGGATTAGATGATACCGCAGTCATATCTTCATTTACGGCATTATAAACATCTTCAATTTGTTGCAAATCCTCAGCAGATGCTTTAAATTCGCCCTCAGGAAGAGCTTTTAGAATATCTTGAAATTCATCAATAGTTTCACCTCGATATCCCTCATTTTTAGTAACATCTTCTATTCTCTCAATGAGATTGTTAATTACTAAATTAGGTCTATTTACCGCATCATATCCCTTTCCAGGTTTAATAATTTCTACAGAAGATAATGTCCCTCCTGTAAAATCCCCTTTAATAATTGCTTGTTCATTATTACCACCTGCATCATCTGAAATTGGTTCAATATCAACACCTTGATCCTTTGTAACTACTTCAAACTTGAGTGATTCCGTAGTGAGTTCGATTAAAAACTCTGGATTACCATCATCTGTGCTTGTATTTCGCAATCCCGTACCACTATCACTAGGACATGTGATATCCATGTCTGGTGGTCCGTCTAATTTATCCAAATTAGATCCACCATGAGTAACTTCAAGAACTTGAATCCGTGCCGATCCGCCAGAAATTGTGACTATATCACCAATTGTATATCCAGTTCCAGGATTATTTACTGTTATAGAGTAAATTTCATTATCAATTACCGACTGTACATCATTTCCATCAACATCGATCAATCCCTGTATATTAGTTGCATTAAAATCAACCGTTAATCCGCTTCCTGTACCACCACTAGTTGCAACATTTGTACCAGGATCATACCCAGACAACTCATCATTTACATTTAAGTCCGTTAAACTCTGATTTGAGAAACTATAAACGCCAGAATCAATGTTTACGTCAGTAATTCCGCCTTTTTCGTCCAGAGAAATGAACGCAAGAGGAGCTGAAACACTATTAAAGATGTCTGGAGCTTCTTTATTGACATCTCCCGTGACATATTGGAGCGATTTATCCAAAAATTCGTACATTCCTACTAAAATTGCACGATCTGGGATGCCATATCCCGCTACAGCAGTGATAACATGGTTTCTACTAGAGGTATATTGCGTGTCTTTGGTAAAATTACTACCATTTCCGTCAAGATACGCTACATGATACGGAAATTCACCAATTTCAGTGTGAAAAGTGCGGTTAATCCTGTGTCCATTAAGAGTATCACCCACTCTCATGATGTCTTGAGGGTCACCACCAGCGAGAACTGACACAGGACCCACCGCAGAAACCTTCAAATTGATTGTAAAAGTAACTAAAGAGTTGTCTGCTAGACGAAGTTGCGTGGATAACGGGAATACTTGACCCACTGAGAACCCTGTTCCATTACTTAAAACCTCCGTCAAGGTCCATCTAGTGCCATTATAGACAGTTGTTGCACCAGAATCGTCATATATTGCTTCAATTCTGAATTTGACTCTTAAATCAATCGCATTTACACCGTCATTGATATCAAAAATTTCAAAATCAGTAAATCCTGCATCACCATCATTGACATTAGACCAAGGATTTTGAGCAGATGTATAAGCAATACCTGATTCTGCAGCTGCATCCCATGCATCAGCATAGGTTGCACCATCAAAACTAACTTCAAAGTCTATAGCACCATTAGGTAGTTGACTTGAAAATTGATCATAACTAAATGCAACTTTAAATGACTCAGTATCAACCGCAAATAATGTTGGATGTGGACAATCTTTATCACCTGTTAGATCTTCATTTGCACTATATGTTAATATAGTTTTAGCAGGACTACAAGTAAAGTTTGTACAGGGGATACATCTTACCCCGTCTTCGGTCGTTGAAGATGAAGTACCAGGACTATAACCAGGTTCTCCAGGTGTGCCTGTACCAGGTGTACCGACAGTAGTGGTTCCTCGGCGGGTTTCTAACCAATATGCTGCTTTTCCAATATGCCCTGCTTCATCAGACGTATCATACAGATAAGAAAACCAAGTATCCGAATACTGAAAGTCAAACGATAACTCATTAGGAACATAGTCTAATGCTATGATACTTTCAGTAAAGTTATCTCTAGAAAAAGTAAGTGTACAAGGATCAGTTTTTGTTACCATCCCACAAATAGCAGGCGGCGCTCCTAACGAAGGGTCATATTGAGTTAGAACAGAATCATACATGACAGCATCAGAATCCCTGTCAGGAAGATTGTACCTACCATCAGTCCTAATGACAGACTGTGGATACTCCTCGTATTCAAACGTTACTGCGCCCTGCTCGCCCACCACGGGAACATTAGGGTAACAACTATTCGGATCGCAATCTGGATCTGAACCATCTAATATTTCAGGATCGTACTTACACCCCATTTTCTAACTCCCTGATCCTCCTATAGATTTCATCAAAATTCTCTTTCAAGTTCAGATAGTCCTCATATCCCTCTGGTTTGTAAAAAGTCTTTGCTGGCGTGGGTAACTCGGAAACATACTTTTCCACCTCTTGTAGGCGCTTCCCGAGTGCTAAGAGACACTCATTGATGTTCTTTAGAGATTCGCAAATTTGTTCTGCACTTACCTCAACTAATTCTTCACTCATCCTCTGCTTTCCTTAATGT